GACACATACTCAGACTTTCTATCGCCAGACGTAGGGATTCTGGCGTGAAGTCTGGCTGTATCTCTCAAATGGATTGGGCCAGCGTTGCTTTCATCGTATGGCGCTCTGGAAATGACATCAGCCAAGACAGGTTGCAAAGCGGCATTTATGGCCTTGGTAACGGTATTTCTCATCACCAAGTCGCCACGGAATCCCTCTGCAAGCTCAAGGAGTTGTTGTTCAAGCTCCTCGAATCCCTCTGCCTTGAAGATTTGCGTCATTGCACTGCCCCTGTAACTTTGGGTGGAGCCTTTGGAGCAGAAGCCATGAATGCCTTGAGAGCATTGTTGGCTTGTTCTTGCTGCTCCTCCTCACTCAATGGAGGAATGATGTACTCATGCGCCGATGGCAGCACATGATTCATCGTGAAAGGCGGAACACCCTGTTTTAGCTTCGCATTGAGGTTGCCAGTGGTCAAGGTACTCAAGGCCAACAAAATGGCCTTGTTCCCTATGATTCCGTCACTGAACATAATCTCAATGTTCTGCATCTCATTCGATGGTATGTTGTCGGGACAACCACCATGCGCCCAGACATAGGCTCTGGCTTGCTGACGGTTATCCCTTAGGAGTTTTTTCGAGTGTCCTTGTAGCCCGGCTGAATCGCCTCGCTCACCTTCTCAACAATCTCCATCTGCACCGACAGAGGCCATTCTTCCTCAATCTCAGCGTAGGTGATGTCGTCCAAGGTTCCGTTCACAGGAATCAGCAATCGGATGTACTCAACCACTCGGTTTTCCATCATTAGAACAGCATTCGCTAATTCGCGGGTGGATTTTCCTTCGATGATGACATCAGTTTCAGTTACTTCAACGCCAGCAGGGGGCGCATTACGAAGTTCCTTTGTCATCTCATCAAACTTGGCTTGCAACTTGTCTTCATCGACCTTTGCAATGCGCTCTTGGAGGGCGCTCATTTCAGCCGTCAATGGCACACGAACCTTAAATTCGTGACCGCCAATGCTGAAAGTCTTTGTTCGGATTTGCGCGACCGCGCTCTCATACTTCTTGCCAAAGGCAGATGCGAGTTTGCTCATTTCGAGTCCTATCGTGTGGTTTTGATAATCTTGTGGTAAATGACTTCGTTCAGTTCAAGGGCATATGAGGCCACTTGTTCTGGTGTCATTTTATCGGCGTGATGACGAGCAATGTCATGCGCCAAAGCGACCGCAGTGATGCGTTGCTGAACGAACCCAAACCAGTCCTTGCGAGACTCGGCTTGGGTTACGAGGAAGTTCAGAAGGTCGCTATTGTCTTTTACTGTAACTGTCATGTGGTGTCGTATTAAGAGTTGTTAGACCAACCGTAGCTGTTGCCACCGATAGGGTGGATTGTGAAGTTGAACTTGCCTTCGGCAGATGGAGACATATCCCAAGACATACCACCAACCATACCATTGAAGGCGTATGCAACAGTGTCAGTGCCGTCATACACAGCAACAACGTATGTGCGAACGATTGTGCCGTTGTAGCCATCATCACGAATCAACAACTGAGCGGTGTCAGCAGGGTTCCATGCAGAGGTAACAGCCAAAGATGTCACTTGGTTTTGAGTGGTGATTTTTGCACCAGTACGAGCGCCAGCCACAGAGTAAGCAGCAACAGCATCGTCAGCACCGAATGCAGGCACAGCTTCCACTGGAATCTGAATGCCAGCAGTACCAGTACCACCAGCAGTAGTGCCAATGATTGTTTCAATGTTTGTCCATGTAGACAGTTGAGCGTCAGTCAGTGGAGTTGGGGTTGCGTCATCTTGACACCAGAGGGTTGCAACGTAACCGGGTAAGACTTTATTGATGAGAGCCATTTTGATTTCCTTTGAAAAGAGAGTTGATTGAACTATCTTATGCTAATCTCTAATGAGATAGAGTGTATTCTGTTTTTGCACCTTTACGCAAGTTATCAATAGCCCATAACGGCCTCAAGTTTGTGTAATGGTTCAGTGAAATCAGTTCTTCTTCGTTTTTTGCGGAAGATACTGGAATTATGTGGTCAATGTGCCATTTTCCGTGATTGTCAAATGACATTCCTTCTGAAAATTGCATCGCCATGTAAAGCTGAAAAAACTCAATATCACATCCAAGTATTTGAGATGTTTTTGTAAGTTTTCTTAAGCCCTTTTTGGACAATGAATTTTTTATTAAGCATCTTAGTTTTCTTTGCATAGCCCAAAACGGGTCATTTAAAAATTTACTTTTTTGCCATAAACGGTAGTAGTTTGAGCGTTTTTCTTTTCCGCCATTCTCCATCCACTTTTTATGCCTGATCTTTACACCGTCTATGTTTTTACGATAGCAAGCCATAGCCCATTGTTTTCTGCAAGTCTTGCATCTAGAGTCAAGACCATCTTTGCTTGATTTGCTCTTGTAGAAAAGCGAAACATCAAGCAATGATTTGCAATGACAGCATATTTTCATATTAAGCTGGAACGTCGATGGTGCAATCCAAAAAGACTTGCGCCATATTCTGCTCGTTGTCATAGCTGTTGTATAGCCAAACAACATCGGCTTTTGCAATGAAAAATCCGTCTGTTGGACTTCCAAATTGACCGCTATAACCATGCAAGGCTTGAAGCACCTGATTGGAAATAGTGAAACCATCTTCGATTGCTGTCGTGAAGATGGAGATTTGGAAAACAGGGCGGTCGATGCCCTTGTTCCCCTGTGTTTGGCCCGTATAAACGGGTTGGTGAACATTACGCAATTGCCATGTGAGGAACTTCGGTTGTTTCGCAGAGGAGCGATTGAACGAAGCGTACACAGGGATAGGCGTGACAATGTTTGCCAATTGGTATTGGATTGCTTTGCCGTACAGGACTGGATTGAGTTGAGTCGTCATACTGCGGTCACAGGGTCATTGCGGTAGCACAAGAACATAACGGTCATGCGGTCATTTGCTTCACGCACATCCGTAATACGCCAATCTTGACCGCGCCAAGTGATTGAGTATTGGTCTTGACCATCCACGATTTGTTTCATGTTTGGCGTGTAGTTCAGAGTGAATTGCGTCAACTCTTGATACAGACGATATTTGTCAGCAATCCGCAAGCTGTTTGCAACATCCGACACACGGGCGCGAGTATCAAACCATTTGGTCTGAGTTGTCGCGCCTTCACCAAACGAACTTTCAGAGAAAGTCAGGTTGTTGATTGCAATGTTCTCGAAACGTGCAATTGCCATTTACATCACCAATGGTTTGTAAGGACGCAGCAAGGTCTGAACACCCCAAGGGATGTTGTGCTGAATTGGGCCTGTTGTGTCGCTACGATTGTTGTAGAGGTGAGTCAACAACAGCAAACCAGCCTGTTTAATTACGGGGTAAGCCGCCAAGGGGTTTGCTGCTGTCGTGTACTCGCAAATCACAGGCGATGTCATCGAACTGTTGAGGTTCGTTGGCAAGTTCGCCACAACAACTTTGTTGCCAGATGGGTCGTAGTAATACTGTCCGACATCAACCGTGATTAACTCAGGCGGGTTGTTGTCGTTCCAGTATTTGACTGCATTGATGGTCACACCAGAAAGCGATGGTGTCGCATTCTGGCTAACCTCTGGCAAGTCCAATGTCAATGGAGTTCCATTCAGACTAGCAGAGTTGTACCAAACGCGATATGAAGTTGGGAAGATTGACATACCAAGGAAATCCTCAATAGTCATCCGAACAGCAACTTCTAGACCAGTTAGGTATGAGTCTTGGCTTTCGTCATCAAACAGGTTCAACTGATTGGTGACTTCATCCATTGTCAACCAAGGGGTAGCAATGTCACGACTGATTTGCTCTGTCTTTGCGTAGTTAAACGGATTGCGGGTTCCCCCGCCATAGTTCAAGTAACCGAGTTGTGAATCAGCCGCCATTTGTCACCTCTTATGCTGCGCTCATGCGAATACCCGCAAACGGGTCACGCACAGAAGATACCACACGCTTTTCGGCGTAGATGGTGACGAAGCCGGGGGCTGTTTGGTCAAACATCTGAATCTTCATCTTCTCATCATCAGCAATGGTCAAGAAGCGAGGCCAGTTTGCCAAGTAGATTGGGAAGTCAGAAGACAAATATGGGTTTGGAACCACAGGGAAACCAAACACACGACCAACAGCAGCGCCGTCAGAATCGCCAACTTCCAAGAACAGAGGCATACCTTGGTCGTCTTTCAGCTCACGCAAGGCCAGAATCATGTCTGGACTCATGTGCCAAGCTGTACCTTCCAAAGACCAATATTGAGCAGGCAGACCAGCAGCCATTGCAACAACTTTGTCATAGGTCACAGCCGAACCACCGAGAGACACGGTAGCGAGTTCATGCAGGCCGTTTGTGATTGCAGTGCCGCTTGTGCCGTATGCGCTCACAGTGCCAGTTGGGTAGCTATCGAGGCCACGAAGACCGTTTGTGCCGCCAGTGGATATTGTAGAAGAACCAGATTGGTCATCGTTCAACACCATTGATTCGCCTTCCAATTGCGCGAACTCAAGGGCCAAGTCTTCAACGATTGACGACTCAAGAGCGTTCACATCAGACAGAACGGCTGTGCGGATTGGCAATTGAGCAGACAGGACGCGAACAGGCAATTGCCAAATTGTCGTATCGACATCTGGTGAACCGCTGTTCGGTGTAAATGTGTAACCCCAAGGGTTTGTAGAGTTTGCTGCGTTACCAGTCTTGGCAACCAACATTAGGTCGGAACCGTCGATAGCAATCTGACGAGAGCCTTGACGAAGTGGGTTTGCTTGACGCAATGCGGCGAACGCATCATCAAACACAACATTACCACCAACACCTGAACCAGAACCAGTGATTGCAGAGGCTTCTTTCAGGTCAATGGTGACTGCGCCACCTTCGGTAATGGCTTGCTTAATGCCGTTCAGGATTTTTTCAGTGATGGTCATAGTTTTTCCAATGAGAGTTAAAAAGATGGGGAGCGAACTCCCCATCCAAGGCAACTATCAGGCTGCGGTGCCAGTCGAGCGGTAACGCACGATAGCAAATGGGTCACGCACAGATGTAGCCAAACGCTTCTCACCGAAGAAGG